TACTTGCTTCGCTTATACTTGCTTCGCTTATACTTGCTTCGCTTATACTTGCTTCGCTTATACTTGCTTCGCTTATACTTGCTTCGCTTATACTTGCTTCGCTTATACTTGCTTCGCTTATACAGGTGTAAACAACAATTCATAATTAGCATCTGAAAATAGTACAGTTTTTTCAGTGGTTGTATCCCTGTCGGTGTCTATATCTTTAATAACCGTAGTTAACTCCTGGGTGGGATTAAGATACACTCTTTGCGCACAAAAGAGTCCCGCCGGACAGCTATCGATTAGGGTTTGGTTTTGATAAAAGTCGTGCGCGATGGGATACGTCATGTTATAATTTACGTCCACGTGCAAATTACCAGCAGGATATACAAATGTATGCGTATTTTCATTACATTCACACGCCGTCATGCGTACAGTCGTTGCTGTATACAGCAGATTGCAATCTACATCGGCACACATTTCGGGTAAGGGAGCCGGTCGCTGAAAACTGATTGACAGCATAGTTATTACCAGAGCAGTTAGATTCATAGCTTATTATAAAGAGTGAATATACATTTAAATCCTTTATGTTACTATATATTATTTATGGAAGCATTAATAAATCTATATAGTCTCTTTAAAAAAGATTATAGAAAAGAACGCTTTGATATTATTCTTGAACCTTTGCAAGCGATGACGCAATTGGCTTTCCTTGCATTCTATCCCATAGGTAGCAAGTTATCGATTAATAACAACTTAATTTTTATCCAGAGTTCCTCCTGGGCGCAAGGCGTCTTACGCACTTATAATCACGATAAACGGGATGATGTGTTTTTCTTGTTTAATGCCATCATGCGGTTTAATCGGTTCTATGTATATTTACGGGAGGAGAATGACGATTTACGTAACTTGTTTGAATTATTAATTACCTTGGGTAAACTCGGTATTGATAAACTTTTACAAACGTATGCAAATGTGGACCAAGCTTCTTTACTGCATACCTTGCAAATGTATCGGACGATGCTGGACAAACCCGACGTTTTTTGCGGAGACACGGATAATTCTAAGAAAGATATAGATGAAGTCTTTATAAAAATTCGCTACATATATTCCGTGAATGATTTATATATACTCTACCATACTTTATTACTATTAGAGAAACAACCCGAAAATTATTTGTCTTATATGACGGGTATAAACGCCATTATGCAACCGAAATATGATGCTATTAAAAAATGGATTAATGATAATATTGTCTATTAAACCAACCTTTTAACAACCTTTTAAAAAAAGGTTGGACCAAAAAACACACATTTCATGTGTCACATTTTATTCGTTTTGCGTCCGGTTCATAAGTCATGAGAATATCCTCTTCCCGTGCTCTTACCAAGTCCGGATTATTACTCTCTACTTCGAGGCGAGTTAGTGTCGTCGTGAGCTGGCTCATTTCTATTCTCTCCCGTTCGTGTTTTACACGGAAGCGGTGGAGATGTTTTTTAATACCATATAGTGCTGAAATAAGACACGGTTTCAGTCCCCAGACCATAAATATATTACTTCGACGTTCATGCCAAATTAAATCCACCCCATATGTTTTAGTTAAATTCTTCAAATGCCAACCATTTTTTCCGATAATTTGTTTGACCAAGTCAATATCCTCGGGGGCCTCGAGACTGCCAAACCACGTGTGTTTACGTTTCTGAATAGCTTCGCACATTTGACCTATATATTGGGGATTAATCCCTGCTAAATTATTCGTAACGGTATAGATTTGCATTAAAGTATTGTTAGCATTATTACTAGTAATTGGAAAGCGAGTTGGTGGCGGCATAGTTACAAGTTCTTCCATTGTAATAGCAAAGGGTTATTATATACTATATAATAATCTTATTAAGTCATTTTTTCTGATAATAAAAAAATAATTAATTAGATAAACAACTTTTATCTATTTAATTATTTTCTCTCTTTTTTCTTTATTAGTTTTTTTCTTTTTTATTAGTTTTGCTTTTTTATTATTAGTTTTGCTTTTTTATTAGTTTTTTCTTTTTTATTAGTTTTTTCTCTCTTTTTATTAGTTTTTCTGATACAGAGATTTATGTTGTGTCGTTGGCAATGCCGTTTAGTATGTGTCTATCATTTGCACGTTAGATTCGCCGAGTGAGTGCTGTAGGGCCTTAAACAGCAATTCAGTTTGTTCTTCGCTAAAAGGAATATAGCCTTGAGGTTCTAAACGTCCACTATTCCATCGTAGTTGCCGGATAACATCGTTGGCATCATACATGTCACCAACAAATGCCAGGTGTTGTCGCCGTTCTTCAGGATTTAATCTTATTGAAAACCCACCTTCGCTGCGGTCCAATTTCCCAATAGGCATCCAATCCTCGGGTTTATGTTCATTAAAGTATGAACAAATTGGTCCATATCCATTTGTGAGTTTATCAACGAGTACTTTGATAGTTGTCATTTTCACTGAGTTTTGCTTTGCTGTTGGTTATGCTTTTCTTTGCTTTGCTTATGCTTGTGATTGGCTTTGCTTATGCTTGTGATTGGCTTTGCTTATGCTTGTTGTGTGTAATACTAATAGCCTTAGTAAATATTCTCATTTCAATTTTAAAATATTTCACTGGAAATTCTAAAATTTTTTTAAAATTTTCTACTTTTTAAAACGCCGAAATTTTTTATTGACAACATACAACCAAATCTCTTTTTGATACCACTGTTTTCCAACATAATACATAATTACCATATCCATATATATTAGGACAAAGAGTTCAAAAAACTTTTTTAATATGCATTTGATAAGGACACAATTACTCAACGCTAAAGAGGTTAATTTATAGAGTTAGATAAGTAAATTTCGCATCGCATTCTACTACCTTAGTTTCATCAGTTCCAGGTCGAATGATTACGACAAAGCGTAGAGAAGTCTTGTCTGTAGTATCAAGATAACAAGGATAATATGTTCGATATGTCTTTACGCCATTATTTGTTCCATACGCTGTAGGAACTTTCTTGACTGCATCTTGAAGAGAAACCACCTTTGTTTTATTATTAAGGGAAGTTTCTTTGAAACCGTCAGTATTGTCTTTAGTCAAAACATAATGATACCCAAGCAACTTACATACATTACGAACCACATCTTCATCTGAATAAATCCTGTAAAGATGGATATCGACTTCCTCCTCTTTCACACCAGGTAATTCTACCGCTTCCAGATTTGGAATATGTTTTGATGACAGCATAGTTGGACGTGCCGATACCTTGCCTTTGTTCTTTTTGAAACCTGCCGTCTGATAAGAGTTCGTTCCAAATGGGTCAAGATAGGTCTTTTCATACTCTTCAATCGCCTTGATTGAAGTTCTGTGAGGACCCGTCTTATGACCTCCTTCAATGTCTCCACGCCAATATCCAGTCATACGACCAGTTAGACCTTGAATTTGGACGTTGTTATCTACGACATTCGTGTAGAGTTCGTGCGTCGCACCTATACGAAGTTTCCAGCGATTTGGGATAAGGTTTGCCCTGCGAAAGAACCCTTTTACGCCAAGAACGATATGTTGTGTTAGTGGTTCTTTGAAGAACTCATTGATTTCATCTTCTGAAAGGCGGTCAGTTGAAGTATGGTTTCTAAATGCGACACCTTTGCGAATACAGGCATTCTGAACTACATCAACAATCTTTGCAGTCACACGAACAAGATGAACCCTATAATCAGTCATATAATGGGTGATTATATCCTCTTGAACCCATTTATCCGCGTTTTCATTCGAACTTAGGGAATAGAAGTCCTTCACAATACCCTTCTCCAAGAAATCCTTATGACCGAAGTATGAAGCAGGGATAGTCATTTTATAGAGTTCGTGTAGTTCTCCCCATCGGTAAAGGTCATATAGTTCCTTAATCATCGTAGCACTAATAAAGACAAATCGGTTATTATGCTCATCCATATGCTTCACGTCCAATACACCTGCTTCTTTTAGAGTGGTATGAAGCACTTGAAACTCTTTATCACCCGTATCAATCTCATCAATAATAAACAGACCATTACGAATATTCAGAAGTTCTGCTCTTGATAGTTTTCCGTGATGAAATATTTTGTCCTTGAAGCAGTTCGGTGCTTTATCAATCATATCCTTCTCCCAACCAGCATTACTCATACCTGTAAGAATTCTTACATTCGCAGGATTTACAACGAACTTGTCGTCAATATGCGTAGTTAGAATTTTTGCAATTTCAATCATAAGACCATCTGCTCCAACCTTCGTCTTCTTTTGAATGCTAATAACACGGCGTTTATTTTTATAGAACTTATCTACAATATTGTTTGCATCCTCCATTTGATTTTGAAAGATATATTCAGCGGTTGCCTTATCATCGCCCTCAAGGAATAACCTGTGATTTGTTGCCCTTGCTGAGTTGTATGCTTGTAATACATCTTCGCGTCTCGCAGAAATTAATTCACTTGGAGAAGACATTTTGTTATATGAAAGTTGGTGCGACATATCAGTCAATTTTTATAATCTCAATGTGTCTAATTATTATTTCAATTTTATAAATTAATATGCGTTTTAAATGTGAAAAGTGCGTGGTAACTGTTATCATGCTATATTTTCACTCAGTACCTCAATTATTTCACTTAACACAGCAGAGTATGTTTTTCCTGGAGCCTCCAACTGAATCTTTTTCAAATCATCGGCAATTTTATTGTCAGACCAACCGAAGAATGCTCTAAATAGTCCGACCATGCTTGAAAACTGCATAATAATATTTGAATTGGGTGCCACTATTTGGTCCGGTTGAACCTGCTCCATAGTCGTAATATCAATGTATTTTAAGAGGGGACAGCCGTTAGTACTGTTTATAGTATAACATATATTGCCGGAATGTGGGTCTCCGTGAATTAAAAAACTGTTATTGGGTAGACGTAAATTTAAAACACCTATAAAAAAATCGCACAATGACTTTTTCAAACATGTCATATCAACGGGCTTGGCCATGGATAAGTCGGGCTTCGCCATGGTGTCGGGCTTCGCTATGTCTCCCAGTGATTTACCCACATATTCGAGATTTATATATTCAAACTCGTTCTTAAACCGACTTTTTTTATATAGAATATTTTTGAAAGTTTCTTTTGCTGGTGGCAAATCCTCTAATTTAAATTTCCCATTGGCTAATAGTCGACCGTGATAGGTAAATTCCGGGTCGACTAAATCAAATAAACGATACGCTTCTATTTCTTTTTCAAAGGAATTTTCAAAATCTGTGTTTTTAGTAAATACTTTGGTAACATACGCGAGTGAACCCTCAAGTAGACTTGGATAAAAGACACACGCTTCATCACCTTGACACGTGTAGCCATCTCTAAATCCACCACCCAATTTGGACCTACTGCGTTTTTTGTTACTCCGTTTGCTAATGCTACTCCGTTTGCTAATGCTACTCCGTTTGCTAATGCTACTCCGTTTGCTAATGCTACTCCGTTTGCTAATGCTACTCCGTTTGCTAATGCGTTTTTTGCTACTACTGCGTTTTCTGCTACTACTCCGTTTGCCAAAGCGTTTTTCAATGCGTTTGCTAATGCTACTACGCATAATATAATATATATAAATATAAATATAAATATAAATATAAATATAAATATAAATATATAATATGAAGTAAATATATACGCATGCGTAATAAAACAGCCCGGCAATTAGCAGTAAAGCCAATTCTTAAAAAATTAACCGAGTTACATCTGTCACCTGTTTCCTACCCCAGTATTAAACTTTTGTATCAACAATTGCAAGTGTATATTCAATCCGGAGAGAGAATAGAATTAAATATTCCTTTTATGGAATATAATTGTACGATTAAAGGTCTATTAACATCTTCCACACAGGAACAGGTGTGGGTAAAGTTAGAGGCGCAAAAAGATAAAAATAAAGATAAAGATTAACATGTAAAAAATCACCAGGCGGGTTAATTAAATGGTTGCGGGGGACAGATGCGTTTGTTGCCGGTTTTATGGTATAGGGCTGGTTCGCATACATAGTATTTGGATTTCAAAAAATAAGGACTCTCTTGTGTTCCTTGATAACGTCCGGCGTTCGCCCCCGCGGACCCCCAAGCGGTATAAAAGGAACTGCCGTTCTTAGTAATCGTATTATATTTCAAGCGGTCGATGCGGGATCCAGAAGACACTGCGCCTTGGACGGCAAATTGCGAATTATTCGGTTTATAAATCGTACGGGTCGGTGTCGTAGTACACTGATTATTAGCTTGATAGTTTATGCAGGCGGCTACATTATTGCAGTCGGTCCCCCCTTTATTACAGGTAGTACAACCCACACAACCCGTACAAGTGTTACAATTGGTAAAACAATTTTGCGTAGCGCGAACTTGAGGGCCGTTTACGGCATCGGTCGGATACAAAGGTTGATGGTTGGCATTAAAATACTGCACACCCGGGTAGGGATTGGTGGAAAGTTTTTGATTATATGTAACACAGCGACTTTGCAGATAGCCTTTAGTGTCCGTATAATATTTTTTACTCAAGACAGTTGTAGCACGCCGAATTATATTATTTTCGGGGTTACAGGCCACACACGCGGGTTTATTATTTACACAATCATATAAAGTATCCTGGGGGGTGGTAGTGAAATTGGTATCATTCGTTTTTAAAATATTTTCTTTTAATCCCGTGGTTTCATAGCCGTCTGCGTCCAAATTTACGCCACACGAAACACAATCGGTATTTGTCTCACTATTCCCTAAATACACAGAGCCACCAGGTAAATCCATCGGCATGCCTACGCCGGCACGAGCCCGCGAGCTATTGTGTACGGTATTTAATTGCTTGCGCCAATGCTTGATGGGGCGGGGGCCAAAATCAGGCCCACTTGCGTCAGGTTCTGAGCCGTCTAAAGGACGTGAATAATTCGGTACAGCACTATTGGTGGATTTGCCTTTCCAAGAGAATGGTTGCCATTGTAGATACATATATATATACTTTTAGGAAAAGTAAATACTTTTAGGAAAAGTATTGCAAAAAATACTTTTCTTAAAGGTTGGATTTTGCAATACTTTTCCTAAAGGTTGGATTTTGCAATACTTTTCTTAAAAGTATATACTTTTCCTAAAAGTATATATATATGATACTAATTAATGTATTAATCTTTTTATTGCTAATATTAATACTTATATATTTATCTGGGGTATTTATGCGCTTTCTCTCTTATATAGGGTTAAGAACGAGAGAAACACTGGAAGGTTTCGAAGAAACTAAAGCATCTACCACCGTGAGTAAAACTTATAAAGACCCCGATTTAAATGAAAATCCTTTATATCTGGCTACCTTAAATGCCGCTAATATAAGTTATTTAAAAGACCAAGTCGACGCACTAAATGGGTTAAAACAAACCGTTACGACTTTACAATCACAAGTAGATAATAATTCTACGGCATTAACCGCTTTAGGAGAACAGTTTAATACATCGGCACAACAACTGACCGGTCGAGACCCCAACTCTAAAGAACCTCTTCCCACGGTTACAGGTTTAGAATAAACCACCGGCTACGCTTGAGCCTGCTACGCTTGAGCCTGCTACGCTTGAGCCTGCTACGCTTGAGCCTGCTACGTTTGAGCCTGCTACGCTTGAACCTTTCCCTACTTGTTACACTGATAAAAAGTGTGTTTTTTGCTACACTTTTTTCTACTTGTTACACTGATAAAAAGTGTCTTTTGGTTCAACCTTTTCCTAAAAGGTTGTTTTTTGCTACACTTTTTTAAAAGTGTATATATAATGACAAACTTCTTTGAAAAAGCAAAAGATAGTGCTAAAGACTTGGAGGAATCACTTTTAGGACCGGATTACAAGTATTATGAATACATTAAGGCTCCAGCGGCAATGGGTATGAGTTCCGAGGGTAGTATTAGTGCAATTTCATATGATATCGCGGGGTTAATTAATTATGTCACATTACTATCTGCAGGGGGCGGCGGAGCGTCGAAAACTGGCGCACCTTTAGGCAATAAATTTTTCCTGCCAACGGGCGCCAAGTGTAAAGATAAAGCCAGTGGTGAAGATGTAACACGGTCCTTATATGTGAATAATGTACCGGACGGCAGTATTCCTTTTATTACTTCGGGAATGGGCGTACGCATGGATAGTATGAAAGGCTTAATTCCTGGGACGTTGAGTAATTTAGCCCAAATTAACCCCATGCAGATATTCGGGGCTTTTATGGAAGGTACTACGCCAGAATGTCAAGCAATTACCATGGAAACGATTAATGTAAATAATGAGAAAAAAAACGAGACAGCTTTCGTTACCACAAACGATATTGCCAATATGAATGCGAACTGGTTTCCAGGGGGAAAAAATCCCGTGACGGGGAGAGAAGGATTTACTACTATGGGTACAGGCGCCGATTACAGCGTCATGCCGAATGACGTTTACGCTAAACTTTACTATAGCTCACTGGGGTTGTTACTTTTATATATTTTTATGCGCGTTTTTCGGCGGTAGATAAATAAATAAATAAATAAATAAATAAATAAATAAATAAATATATTTATTTATTTCTTATATCTACGCACAGTGTAGATTTTATGTTTTTTACTAAAACGAACTTTCCTTTTAGATTTTCGGTGACGTCGACGTTTTCTTTTAGACCCCCCAGTGGTCTGTATTATGGGTGTTGGTTGGGTGCCTTTGGCTGTATCATAAAGACTAGTCAATTTCTTCTTCAAACTTCCAAACCAACTCGTGTCAGTATTCGTGTCAGTATTCGTGTCTGTATTCGTACCGTATGTATCCATTTATATATTATAAAAATATATTATAAAAATATAATTTATAATATATACTTATTTTTGAGTACATCTATTAAATAAATATTTTATCATTTTTTGTACCGTATTCTTTGCCGATACAACGTGTGTTTTTTGATACACTTTCTTCCTAAAAGGTTGTTTTTTGGTTCAACCTTCTATTACTTCGCATATAAAAAGTGTGTTTTTGCTACACTTTTTTCTAAAAAGTGTAAAAGTGTGTTTTTGCTACACTTTTTTCTAAAAAGTGTAAAAGTGTGTTTTTGCTACACTTTTTTCTAAAAAGTGTAAAAGTGTGTTTTTGCTACACTTTTTTCTAAAAAGTGTTTTTTGCTACACTTTTTTCTAAAAAGTGTTTTTCTAAAAAGTGTGTTTTTTTGGCTCAACCTTTTTTAAAGGTTGGTGGTTATCCACAATCAATCCGTCTTAATATACTTTTATATGAATACAAGTTGCGGTTTTCCAGAGCGTAATTCATTATCGACACGACCCGCTCATTGTATTCATCAGTAAAACGGTTTCGATAAATTTTCGCAATGAGATTATTTGGATGCAAGGTCTCACAAATTAAATTATTTACATTCATGACATAATATTTTTCTAGTAGTACGTTATATAATACTTCGCCAGTATATTTGACCTTTTTAACATCACTGGATATATCTAAAAATTTATAGGCGGGAATCAAACTGTTTTCGTATAACACTTTATGGTCTTTGGTCATCACGGTGTTTTTACTCGGGCAATTTTTGCCAAAACAGTGTTTGTTAAACATGATTAAAAACCGGTCAAGGGTGACCGTCTGGGTAATGTCTAAAATACGATTCTGGTTTATGGTGTGGTATTTGGTATCAATCTGGTCAATTGCTATAATCCCTTGGTCGGTTTTGATGGGAGTGCCGGCTGGGAAGCAAATGTTGGATATGGGTTGGGCAGGGATAGGGTCCTGCCAAGTAATTAATACATACCCGGAATTTCCAGGTAAACCTGGAGGAGGATTTGTTGGTGGCGGATTTGGAAATTGACCCCCGGCACCATACGTACCGCCCTGCCCGGTTGTTTTTTTAACATAACTATATTGGGGAGTACCCACAACAACGTCTTGATTTACAAAGGAACTACCGCCTCCGCCTCCACTGTATGCACCGTCATTTTCAACATTATTACTTCCGCCCCCACCCCAGCCGCCTCCTCCCCCTGTATCTCCTGCAGCACCAATACCTACGTTTATGCCATTTAAAGAGCCTGAAGTACCAGGCTCAACATTACTACTTCCACCACTGCCAGTATCTAAACCTCCCCCACCGCCATTATTACCTCCATTGCCTCCATTTGCATTTAAATTTCCGCCACCATAACCTCCAGTTCCAGTGGAAGCAGGGGTAGTTATATAGGCCCCCCCACCTCCTCCACCGGCAATAATAAGCATGGTTGTATCGTTATCTAAAGTAACACACGTAGCACTACCGCCTCCCCCTCCCGCACTCCCATGTCCCCCTAAACCATTGCCATTACTATTGTTGTATCCATTACCTAAACTCATTGCACCACGAATACTTCCTCCTCCACCAATATAGATATTTAAGATAGCCTGTGGCGTTACATTAAAAGATGCCTTTACTCGTCCACCACCTCCGCCAGGACAACCATTCGCAAAACGGCCTTGCCCCCCACCTCCACCAATGGCTGTAATTGTAATTTTTATTACCCCGTCTGGAACTGTAAATGATTGACCTACGCCAGTTGTGTATATAAATGCTTTTTGTTTCATAATAATATAATATAATATAATAATTTTTGAAAATTTTACATTTGTGCCTAAAAAAATATGTAAAAAAGTATAAAGTGTGTTTTTTTCTAAGTCTGCTACGCTTGACTTTCTTCCTATTTCGTTCCGTATACTTCGCATAAAAAGGTTGGTTTTTGCTACACTTTTTTCTAAAAAGTGTGTTTTTTTGGCTCAACCTTTTTTAAAGGTTGGTGGTTATCCACAATCAATCCGTCTTAATATGCTTTTATATGAATACAAGTTCCGTTTTTCCAGAGCATAATTCATTATCGACACGACCCGCTCATTGTATTCATCAGTAAAACGGTTTCGATAAATTTTCGCAATGAGATTGTTTGGATGCAAGGTCTCACAAATTAAATTATTTACATTCATTACATAATATTTTTCTAGCAGTACGTTATATAATACTTCGCCAGTATATTTGACCTTTTTAACATCACTGGATATATCTAAAAATTTATAGGCGGGAATCAAATTGTTATCGTATAACACTTTATGGTCTTTGGTCATCACGGTGTTTTTACTCGGGTAATTTTTGCCAAAACAGTGTTTGGAAAACATGATTAAAAACCGGTCGAGGGTGACCGTCTGGGTAATGTCTAAAATACGATTATGGTTTATGGTGTGGTATTTGGTATCAATCTGGTCAATGGCTATAATCCCTTGGTCGGTTTTGATGGGGGTGCCGGCTGGGAAGCAAATGTTGGATATGGCTGGGACTGGTGGTACTACCACGGTAGTTATGGTATATGGTCCCAAGCTGGCTGGAAATATAATTGCCTCTAATTCTCTCTCGCCTTGATCTGCGCTATTCTGGGATGGATATATAACTCGCATATCAATGATAAGACTACCTGAGCGAACATCTAGGATACATATATCAGTTTCACTTATTTGTAAGGCGGACGCTACAGAGCCTACAACTGTAATGATAGTATTATCTGCATCAGCTAGAGATAAATTCGTAAAAGTTAATTGTGAAGTTGTACTCCAATTTGATGATGTGGATGAAGAACAGATATCAGGGTAATTTGGTGTGGGTGTGGGGGCAGGCGTAGGGGCGGGCGTGGGGGCGGGGGTGGGGGCGGGCGCGGGGGCGGGGGGAGGGGCGGGCGTGGGGGCGGGCGCGGGGGCG